ATCCGTTCAATGTAGCTAACATATTGTCGATGTCGAAAGACAATCCACGGTTAACAAATAAAGCATTTTCTTCAATAGCTCCTTGTTTATCTAAACGAGAAACGATTGTATCCCAATCAGGTAAAGTAGTTGGTGTACCACCACCCCATACATTTCCTCTGTTGTTTACTACGTAGAAGATACCTTCAGAACCCATATAACCTTGAGAATTAGCAGCTGAACCTGACGCAGCAGGAACTGCTTCAATCATTGCAGTTTCTAAGTAATCTTCGAATCTTAAACGAGTTTCGTGCTCAGATTTCAAATACCATAAGTATCCTGTAGCACCATTTTCAGTAGTAACTTCTACCCATCCGATTTGAGCCATATCAGAACCATTAACCGCATATTTATCTTTAATGATAATTGGGTTGTTAGAGAAGATTGAATCTTCTGATTCTAATGAACCAACCATTCCCGGAGTTCCTTTTTTGAACTCAGAACCGTAGATGAATACAGTACATTGAGTAGATACAGCAAAAGCTTGTCCTGCTGCTTCGTAGTAAGCTACTGTGAAAGTAGTTGCAGATGGAACTGCAGTTACGATTGCTTTGTTGAAAACACCTGAAGTGTTGTTTTGAATCATAACAGTTTGTCCAACGCGGATTGCGATGTAAGTAACACCTGAGTCAGCTACTGTGAAAGTTGCTGTACCTGAACCTGCAGCAGCAGCTGAAGTACAGTTAGTGTATTTAATGTGTAGACGACCTTGTTCTGCCCATTTAATTTGGTCAGAGTTAGAAGGCATCTCAGCACCTACCATTCTTAAGAATGATGCGATGGTTCTATTACCATAACGCTCAAATTCTTTCTCATAAGTATCAGGAAGATACTGATTCAAGAAGTTGAAGTTAGTAATATAGTTTGTCTGTAAAGCTACTTGCTCAGCACTTGGCTGTAAAGCAAAAGTAGGATTGTTTAATAAAGCACTTGCCATTTTTTTTTAATTTAAAGTTTTACAATTTTTTAATGCTTCGGATTTTTAGGCTCCTTCCCGAATCAGGATTTACCTCTCTAACTTGAACCCCATCATTTGACTTGGTAATTTGAGGTGCTACACGCTCAGACATTTGAATATTCTTAATATTCTTCATTGTCCCATCAACAGCATCTGATTTACCTTGTTCATAAAAGAACCTTGCAAACTTCTCAGGATTCATAGCTACAGCTAATGACTTATGATAACCGATAGCATCTTTAATTAAACCTTGCTCATCTAAAAACTTATTTACAAAGTTTGCAGGATTAGATTGTAATTTTTTCAATTCATTTCGGTCTGCGGGATTAAAAGTAATCTTCTTGTCATCAATTGCAAATTCAAAACCTTTGAACTCGTCACTGAAAACTTCTTGGGTTTTTTGTTCAAACCAATTTCTTTTTCTCTCGTTTTCTTCTTCAATAGTCTTAGCCTCTTTGGTATATTGCTTATAGCTTTCGTAGATTTCTTTTTCTTCTTCAGAAATAAGTGGGGCACTTGACTCAAGTGGCACTTTGTATTTTTCCTTTTGAGAATTAAAAAACTTCTTAGCTTGGGCAACAGCCTTTTTGGTTTCTAACTTAATTTTTCTAATTGTAGATTCATCATCAAGGTCTTCATCATATCTATAGTCATCCATTAAAACTTCTATATCATCTGCATCAAGACCATCTTGAGTTGAAGAAAAATACTCTCTTAAAAGAGTTTCAGGCTCCATAGAATCTACATCTTTGTTTAGCTTCATAAAGTCCTCAATTCCTCTACCCGTTTCTTGCTTGTATCTTAAATAAGTAGCAACATCTTCAGGTAAATCAATTGATTCTTTTCTTTCAGCCATTAAATCGTCAAACGATTTAATTTCTTTATTATATTTTTTACCAATATATGAAAGAACTTTTTCTTCTGATAACTCATCCGAACTATCATCGTATGCGGGTGGTGCGTCAACAGTTGGCGCATCAACCTGTGGCATTTCAACATGCGGCACATCATCCGGTTGTTGATTACTAATATCTGTAAACTGCTGCTCGTGTCTATCAAGTAACTCTTGTTCTACTTGAGCAACTCCTTTTTCTTCAGTACCGTCTAAGGCTCTTACTTTTAATTCCATTTTATTTAATTTTAATTTGATTTAATTTTTTACAAATGTAAACAAAAATGTTTATATTTTATCGAGGCTCAAATTCTCCTAAGTCGAACCCATCTAAGCTATCCTCATTTGATTCAAAATTCAACGGAGGTAGGTTGTTTTTACGTTGATTTATTAACTTTGATTGCTCTGTATTTTGTTGACTTATTCTTTTAGATTTAGCATCTTCTTTTTCTTTTTCACGAGCACTAAGTGTTTCAATTTCAATACCTTTTAATTGCTGATTATAGCTAAACTCTTGAGCCATAAGGTCAGATTTCATTTGAGCTTCTCTTTCTAATAACTGTATGTCAAAAGCAATTTCAGCTTGTTTTAACTGCATTTTTGTTTGAAGTTCTATTTGCATTTTCTCCGCTGCTATTTGGCCTGCCATCTCTTGAGACTTCAATTGTTGTTGAGCAGTCATAGCTTGTTGCTGCATCTTCATTTGCTCTTCACGCTCTTGTTTCTTAACTCTCTTAAGTTTCAATAATTGGTTCGCAAGTTTAAGGTTTTTAATTTCACGAATATCAATTGCATCTTCAAGATTAATATCTCCTTTAGACAATGCCATTTGGATATTAGCCTCAAGTTGAGCTTTTTGTTCTTCATCAGGAGAAACCTCAATAAAAATACCAAAATCATAAATATAAAGTTCTTTAATATCATTTAAAATAGAAACATTAAATCTTCCTATCTTATTAATAAAATCTTCTTTGAAATCAGAGTATTCTAATATATCTGCAATTCTATAAGTTAAAGCCTCAGCTAATGTTCTGTAAATAAATAAACTTCCTTCTAATATGTGTCTTGTAGCTGTATTTGAATTTAATGCTGCTAACTTCTGAACACCAACTAAAGAGTTAGGGTCAGGAGTAGAACCATCTCTTGCTTCATTTAATCCGGTTACAGCTCTAATCATATCCATATAATGATTATAATTAGCTAAAAGCATTTGCGTTTTAGAAGCACCTGAATTAGAAGTCAACTGAGTAATAGGAACTCTTGCGTTATTAAAGTCTCCATCTTGAGTATAACTACGACCAATAACAGAACCTGTTTGAAAGTATAATCTTAATGCGTCTTCAGGATTGTATGCCGCTCCTGTACCTAAGTCAACTTCATTTAAACCATCAGCATCAATAAATACCCCATCAGGAACTGTTCTATTGATTACTTGTTGTAGTTTTAAATGTGTTATTTGGATAAGGTCTGCAAAAGGAATCATTCTTCTTACTAAAGACTCAATTACTCCTTTATACATACGAGGTGCCGCAGCAACATAATTTGGTATTGCGTGTTGAGATGCAGATTTTGGTCTTACCATATTTTTAGATAATTCCCACTTCAAAAGAATATTGGTTCCCATAACCATAACTCCTTCGTACCAAACATCAATTGTTTTTTCAATCTTTTCGAAATTACCTTCTTCCATCATTTCTGTAGGAGGGTTGAAAGTATCATCTTTCTCAATCATACGAGTAACTCCGCTATCAAGAATTTTTTTCTTGTAAACAATTTTTTTCGTAGTTTTATAATTGAAATACATTAATGTAGCTGTATCTCTTGAGAATACACTATTCTCATAAAATTGAGCAACATTATAATAATCGTACCATTGTTGACTGTATTGTGTAATTTCTTGAAGGTCTTCTTTTGTTAGAGTAGGGTCTATCTTCATTAACTCCGTAATAGGAAGCGTTTTGATTTCTCCCCAATAGAAACAATCTCTAAAGTAAGGGTCTTCTGTGTAAGAGTAAACAACATTAGCAGGGTCAACATAAGAAATTTGTACACCTGAACCTTGAAGAAATTCGTGCTTAGCTATTCCAATACCAATTACAGTAGCGTCATAATCAAGTCTCTTTCTAATGTTATCATAATGGTTTTCGTCAAACATTGTATTGATAGCTTCCTCTTCAGCTATCTCAATAGCAGGCTTATAGTTAAGCTGCATATATAATGCTAATTCTTCATCACTATTAGGAAGTTTATCAGGGTCCATAACAAAAGGGTCAACTCCTGAAAGTTCTTTTATTTGAGATAAGATTTGTTTACCTGCTACTTGAGACTCCATCATTTCTTGATACTTGCTTCTCTTAGCTTGAGACATTGCATCTTGTGCGTATGCCTTAACTTTAAACAATCTATCCGACATACCGTTTACAACAATATCAACAAATTTAGAAATAATTGGAACAGGAGTCCAATCTAAATTTAGATAGGATAAATCTCCATCAATAGCTAATTCATTCTTGTATTTAGCAATAGGCTGTTCTCCTCTCGCATAGAGTCTTAACCTATTAAATTCTCTCCATTGGCTATAATATCTACAATTATTTCCGTCTTTTCTGAACCATTCGTACTGAATAGCTTGACCAACTTGTAGACCAAATTGAGGAGACGCTTTTTCCGCATCAGTAGCTAACTGACTTGGAAATACTGACGATGTAATATCTATTGTTATATTTTTCATTTAATTAATTGACTTGTTGAACCATCATTAGAATACCTTGCGAAGTTAATAATAATTTTTGAATCTTTTTTCTCAGGAATATATAAATGCTTTTGGTTAGCCATAATAGCTAATCCTGAACTAATAGAAGCATCAAATTTTGTTCTATCGTTTATATCAAACTTAGCCCAATCTTCTAATGTTCTCGTAAAAGGCATATTGCCTATTTGGTCAGGGTCTCTATAATTCCCTGCCATATCAAAACCTATATGTTTCTCGATGTAAGACTCAATCGCAGAAGCGTGAGATTGTTTAACATCTTCAGAAGAGTTAGGTATTCCTCCAAGTTCTCGTTCTGTTTTTGTTAATTTATTATATTGTTTATCAGGTCTATTTAGTGAAAACCCTCTATATCCTCTATTTTTAAAATGGTATAGTAATCGAGGTTTATTGTTCTCAATTAAAATAGGCATACCATAGAATACACAAGCCATAAGAACTTCTTCGAAAAATATCTCAGCTGTCTGAGGCCTTGCTATATACTCCAAGAAAAACTCATTGGAAGGTGCATCATCCATATTGAATTTAGTAAGTCCGTGAAGAGAACCATTAGAACCTCTACCACCAACTACTGCTGATATATCATAAGAGTCACATCCAAAAGACCCTATATGTTCATTCCCCGGATATTTAACTCCATTTCGTATATGTACATTATTTTGCAAGTGTTTTGCAGGAGTCCAACTAACTAAGAATCTTCCTTTATTGTCGGGAGTAAAAAGAACTTTAGTATCTTTAATACCATCCTGCCAATGAAAAGAACCTCTTGTAATATAATGCTCTTTTATAAGAGAGTCATTATAATCTATTTGTTGGTATATCTTTGTAAGGTTAAACAAAGACTGCTTACTTTCATCCCTAAATGCGTGAGACTCTGTTCTTGGAAACTGACGATAGAACTCATTTAACGCATCAGCATCATTTTTCAAAGAGTCAACCTCTGCTTCCCAATAATCAACAGCACCATTCTTAATCCAAGAACCATCTACACCTTTTATAGGTTCAACAGGTTTATAGAAAATAGGCATACCATATTTATCTATGAATCCCTCCATATTCCATTCCATAGGAATAAATAAAGAATACAATCCTGATTTAGTTTGGCCGTTGGCATTTCTAACTAATACATTAGAATCCTCATACATATCTTTATAGTTCTGACCTCCTTTTGATAAAGCATTTGACGTTGAACCCATCATACACTTACCAATGATTTTAGACCCTAATCGAAGACACGTTTTAGTTACTCGCCAATTCTCTTTAATATTATTTGGTTTAGTCCACTTACCGCTCTCATCGTGAGCTAAAAATAGAAGTTTTTCCCCGTCATAAGAGTTATCTTCTGTATTCTTCCAATCTATTGATGTATCTAATCCTTCAATTATTTCAGCATCAGATTCATACATATTCTTCTTTGTAATCTTAGATGCAGGAACCCTAAATGCTAACTCTGTCTTAGGTTTATCCATACCATCCATAATTGGTTTAAAGAAGAAAGGAAGTCTACTATTTATAGGAACAACCTTATCTGTAAACATTTTTTTAGCATCGGCTCCTGTCTTAGACAAAATACCAATCCTTGAATCTTTAGCAAGTGTTCCTATATTTACAGCCTCAGACGAAGACATAAAAGAGAATCCTGAACGTCTAATTTTAAGGTATATCATACCAAAACTACGCTCATCTGCTTTACAAGCTTCCCAAAACAACCAATAGATTCTATTAGCTTCACGGAAGTCAGGATAACCAACATCAATACTTGACCATTGTAAGTACATATAATGAGAGCCGGTTATATATGTTTTAACTCCATTATTCATAAACCAATATCCTTGCTCTCTATAATCAAACTCTTGTTCAATATAATCAACCCATCTATTTTTAAAATCAGATGGCATTTCATTCCATTGGAATATAGATTGTATTTTTTCTAAAGGTTTAGGTATCGGTTGTCTTTCCCAATATTGTTCAGCTTTACTTGAACTTGTTTGAAAACACTTTTCAGGAGCAGGTGGTATAGCAATATGAAGACCTGATATATTAATAATGTCTCCAATTTGACCTGTCTTTGATATTACTACAACATCATATTGGTCATTATAGCCATACGCCCAAGACCTATTTCTATTTTTATTAGAAATAACTCCTTTAGCAATATAGTCATTGACTACAGTATATAATTTATCTTGACCTTCTTTCTGCAAAACCTTGTCTTGTATCAGTTCGACTTCCACCTTTTTCAGATAACTCAATGCTTTCCTTTTCAGCTTCAATTCTATTTAGAATTTCAAATGCATCGAATATCGCTAATTTCTTTGTTGCTGCTGCATTTTTTAGCTTGTCAGCAGCTAAATCATCTCCTTCGCTATTTGGGTCCAATATAGAGTCCTCAGCGACTTTAATTAATTCTTCTACAGCTTTATGTCCTGCTGCTATAATCTTTAGTTTTATGTCTTTTGTACTCATAGCTTTATAGTTATTTGGTGGTCATACATTCTGTACATCTTTTCTCCGTCAACATCAAACTCATATTCGCTATCAGGTTTGAAACATATAGTATCTCCCGAATCAATACCTTGACTTAATAAGTAATCATTTGGATAAATCATTATTCCCATTAATGGTTCTTCTTTAAAAGGTTTTTTGATGTAGGATTCAATTGCAGGAATTGGTTTTACAAAACAATATCTATCGTATGCAAACCATTTATCTTTTTTCTTATACATAAAGAATTGGTCGGTTTCAATAAAGAATAAGTCATCTTTAAAAAAACTCTTACCACTTTTTTGACGACCTCTCATATCATTATAATACTTGAAAGCATTATGATGCACAAGAAGCGTATCTCCTATCTCTATAGGACCGGTATAACCTAATGGTACTTCTACAACCTCAGCATATCTGTTTGAGAATTTATGGTCTTCTTCTGAAGAACTAATTATAAATTCAATTCCCGCTATGTCTTTTGTGTTGTCGTACCTTTTCCCATTTTTAGGCTTAGCTATAAAATAAAAAGGCGATTTCATTAAAAGTCTATATTAAATTCGATTGAAATTGGAACCGTAAAGGTAAACTCTTTCCACAAAACTACCTCATTTTTTTGATTAATAATGTAAATTTGTATAGATTGTTTTTTCGTATCGTATTTAATTAGATGAATTTCGTTAGAATCTCCTAATATTTTTTGACCAACTATGTAGTGCATAGCACCACTTTTATAGTCAGGTCCGATTGATATTTTTCTTATATCCATTTGATTTAATTTTATATTTTATTCTTTAATTGTAAAGTAACTGTGGTTGGATTTTCTATTAATTCAATTTTCTGTGCAATATTTTCTTCTAAAGCAGAAATATCCATAACTGCATTTAACCAATCAATAATATCCTGTTTTTCCAAATCATCAAATGCTTTAAAATTGTCTTTGTTAGGTTCTCCAATAGTTTGTGCTCCAAAAAGTTCAGCAGATATATTATTATCATTAACACCTAAAAGCCTCCAATGTATTGTTTTTACAACATTCTTTAACCCATCTTTATTTACATCACAATCTAATGAAGATATAACCCATATAAATTTTATCATTTTTTTAATTTTTTATTTATCCTAATTCTTCTACTACTAAACTATATGGTATAATAGCAGCTCCACATCTATTAGATATACTAAAAGAATAACTAACCGCTACTCCATTTGTCAAAGTAGTATATCCGTTAAAAGGTTCTATTATTGTGGTATTTGTACCTGCAACATCTTTCTCGTATATTATTGTTCCATTAATGCTCATTATTAAATCAGTTCCATTATCTAAATATACACAACAATAATATTCTAATTTAGATAGGTTAATAGAACCTGCATTACGAGTTCCTGTTAATGTTCGTGGTGGTATTGTAAATAAGTTTGAATTATTTATATCATATAAGCCTAATCTAAGGTCCATATTATTACCATCAAGGAATTTATCAAATAACATTGTTATTTTAAAGGTCCTTGAATCTCCTGTATTA